AGCAACCCACCCTTCTATTCGTTTGAATCGCAAGCCTCAGATTCTAGTCGGGGAACTAGCCTGGCTCTTACTACCAGTCTTCTACGCTATGTGGGCTGGTCGGTCACATAGGATTCTATTTTAGAATTGTCCTGCAGATTTACTGTCAGTTAGAGATACTCTATTCATACCAGAACTTGTACTAAATGTTCCTACTTCAAGTCCAGTTAGTTTCTGACGAGCACGTTGTGCTGATGCAAGAGAGTTAAATACTTCTTGTTCTGCACTTGACTGGTTATACTTTTCAGTTGTACCTCCATAGATTGCTGATAGTTTCTCAGCAGTAGGAAGAATGTCTGCGATAGTCGCGTAACCCTTTTGAGCCTCAGCCATTGATACTCCCTGTGCTGCTAATTGCTCAGCAACTGATACTCCAGCGGTAAGTCCTTGACGACCTGCTGCTACACCAATCTCTGATGCTGCGACCTGGCGTTCAATCTTCTGGAACTGTTGTTCTGGGTCAAGTACATAGCCAACCAAGTCACCAACACCAATGCCATAGAATTCGCGCAGTTGTTTTGATATTGCAGGGTCAGCATTCTGTACACGCTGGACCGCTGTTACAACTCGGTTAGATAGTTCTGTTGGCGACATATCGTTAGCAATAAACTGCTGAACGTATTCATCATTGTCAAATTGTTTTAATCCATAAGCACGCAGTACCTGACGGTAAGAATCCTCAATATTGACATACTCTGCAGGAGTTAATGCTGCTAAACCTCTTTTGATACGGGCATTATTTGCTGCAAATCTTTTTTGATAATCTTCCGTATCCATTAATTCCAGAGTAATTGTTGCCTCTGTTGCGCCCTTGATAGCAAGTTCTTTAATTTTACTTGCTAAACCAGTAAGACCGTATTTATTAAATCGGTCTACCATAGTTGCATACACACTCATACGGTCATTATATTGAGTTGCAGTTGTTGTGGCAGTATTTGTCTTTGTTAAATCATTAATTTGTTTTTGTAAAGATTCTATCAAAGCCTTTGTTGTTGCATCCATACCAGTAGTATTTACGGTAGTAATTCCACCTGGGGGTGGGTTGCCACCTGGCGGCGGGTTGTTACCAGTATCTTCAGGTAGGACTTCAATACCATTTTTATATGTTTTACCGCCCTCGATACCAGTAAATGGAACACCGCTAAAGTAAAGTATCCCACCAAGCATTTGAAAAATATTACTTCCAACTTTGGCAAGAGAGGCTGGGTCATTACTAGGGTTTGTATTGGTTACATACTTATATTTACGCCAAACACCACCGTAGTTAGCCCAATACATTCCTGGACCTGGGTCTTCAGTTGGTATGGGGTTATCTGGGTCCATCCCAGCCTGTGTTGTTTCGCGGGCTTGAGCCTGCCTGTCGGTACGACCTTTTGCATAAGCAGAACGCTCTGCTGAAGTCATTTTATTCATAGGATTTGAAGTGTCACCAGTAAGTCCTGCTTCGTAAGCAAGAGTTACTGGGTCAACCTCAAGGTCCATTCCAGCCTGTGCAACAGCAGCATCAATTTCTGCTTGAGTTACTTTAGAAGTATCGGTACGTGGTCCTGTAACACGTGGTGCGCCAGTATCACCGTCATCAAGAAGCATTCTGTCTGGATTTAATCTAGCCATTACATTAGCCCCCAATCTTTCATAACTTTATATTGCAAAGAATCAATTGAATCTCTAGCATTGTTTGTAAACTGCCAACGAGCATCTGAACGTAACTCAGATTCAAACTGCCATAGTGGTTTAGTTGTTGGCTTACCGTCTGTACCAATAGCCTGCAATGTACGACGCAATGTTGGGTCGTTATATCCAATTGAATCAGGGTCAATCTCTAGGATGTTAGCCATAGATGTTTTGTATGCGGATGCTAAAGCATCGACGCTTACACCTTTATTAATTTGGTCAGCATAGCCAGGAAAGGCAGATGCTGAATCTGTACGAATCTTTGCTTGCAAGTCTTCTACTGTTGTAGTACCTGAGAAAATGTTGCGTGACCAAGAATCAAAGTCTTTATCTTGGTATGACATACCAAAAGAATTTGCATACTCTTTAAGATTCTGCACAGCCCCTAGTGGTGTTCCACCTAGTCTTCCAGTAAATGCACCAATAGCCTTAAGGTCCAATTGGTTGTCATCTATGCCAGTGTCAAATGCGCTTTCAGTAAGAGAGTTAAATGATGCATCATCAAGGTTGATGCCTTTAGCAATAAGGCGCTTCCTCTGTGATAGACGATATGACTCAAGTTGCTGGTCATATACACCACGCTGAGTAGCCTTAAGTGCACTGCGATTCTTGGATGTAGATGAAAGATTCTGGTAGTAATTTGTATTGTAATAAGAAAGTTTTGCATCAGTTAAATTGCCAGCAAGGAAGAGTTCCCATACTTGAGCAAGTTCTGGATACTGCTTAATGAGTGCTTCAGTAATTCCAAATGCTTGGGCTGCTACTTTATTGGCATTAAGTTCTGCATCAGCAGTAGATGCTGCTGTGATACCAGCAATTGTATTTGTGTCAACCATTGATTAACCTCCCAATTTTGATAAGAAGTCAGCAAAGTCAAGGCTCTTCTTTTGAAGATAGTCTTCTTGTTGTCCTGCAGTACCTGATTTAATCTGCTTCTCAATCTCACGAGCAGCAGCCTCTTGGCTGAAGCCAGGCGTTGTTGTAGAAACATTCATCTTCTTGCCATTAACAACCTTTGTTTCTGTGGTTGTTACTCTTCCCTCGTTAACCATATCTTTCAGTTTTGTAAAAAACTGCTTGTTCTCATCTGCAGTAGCCTTACGTCCTAAGACATTAGTAAGGGTATCGTCAATGATTCCTTTAATTGCATCGTTATCATAAAGATAAACTTGCTTCTGTGGAAGTCTTTCAGCAGCACCCGCTGTGCCCTTTGAATACCATTGCAGGTATTGCTCAGGTGTTATCTTGCGCTGGCCATTAGAACCTGCATACCAAGAAGAAGCACCATCGACTGCCATATCCCACATTGATTGGGCTGTAATCTTTGTAACATTCTTAAAGCCATATGAAGATAGGCGACCTATAAATGCATTGAGGGTTTTATCATCCCAAGAATAGAATGACTTCTTAGCGGTAGCAGTGTCATTTGTAATATCTCCACCAGTATCTAATTCTTGATATGAGATACCAGTAGGAGACATAACTTTTTTACCTTTGATTATTGGTGTTGCACCAATGTAAACTTTATTTACATAATCAGTATCTCCGCCAGCAGTATTACCAGTAGTGCTTCCACTAAGTACTTTTTTAAGTGCCTCGCCAGCCATTAGAAACCTTTCCTTAAATCATCATTTTCAAGTATGCGTGTATATACTCTGCTGAATGTAATATTTTCGTCAATCAAATCACCAATGAATGAGTCCCACTTTTCCTTAAGGTCAAGGTTTTCTGCATTAGTTAATGATTGACTCTTACGTTGTGCAAGCAATCCACGAATGTATTCGCGCCCTACTAGGTAATCTGATACAGCCTGAATATCAGGACGCTTAGATGTACGCTTATCTAGGGTTACTTGCTTAGCAAATGCAAGGAAGTTATTGACCTTATTAGTATCAATCTTACCTCGTGCTGTGCCCCAAGATGGATTCTCTGCAGCCAGTTCAGCAACAAATTGCTGCTTTGCTGCTAGTAAATCTTCTGCACCACGTGAGTTGAGACTCTTTAAGCCACGAGCAATACGCTGAGACTCAAGAAAATCAATACCCTTGTTGTATGTACTCCAACCTTTTTCTGCCTGAGTTGCTGCAATCGCTTCATATGGGTCTTGCTTCTCACGGAACTTCTTTGTACTACCAGGTGCAATAGGTTGACCTTGTTGCTTCTTGTATACAGTAGGAGAGAACTCGCCGTTGTTAGCATCGCCAACTATGAACCAGCCATACTCAGGGTTCTTATCAATTAAATCACTGAGTTGACTTGCACGCTTATCAGCCTCAATAGTTGCATTTATACCAGTATTGTTCTTAGAACGACTAGTCGTAAAGATGTAGTAATCATCTCCATACTTGTTCAAGAAGTTATCTGCTGCATTTACTGAATCCTCTTGACGCATCTTCTGATACTCATCAATATAGAATTGATAAGGAGACTTTACATTAGTAGCAAATGGCAAGATTAAACGTGTTGCTGTCTCAAGACTTAAGATTGATAAAGCCCTCTTGTTAATCTCATCCTTAGTTGGAGGAGTAGAACGAAGACCAGTATCGTACTTATGGTTTTCTTCCATAGCAATGGTTACTGTAAGGTTGGCACGCATTGGGTCGTTCTCATCAAAGCGTGCTAGGAACTTACGTGCTGCTGCACTCTGGATAACCAAGTCTTTCCAACCAGTTCCATCAGGACCATATGGAAGAATCTCTTTAATTAAAGTATTCTGTTCAAGAGAAGGAACCTTCTTGACAAGTGCGGATGCCCCGTATTGTACGAACCAACCAGCACCTGGGTTCCACCACGCTCCACCTTGGAAGATGAGGTTAAGTGATGCCTTAGGAACTGATAATGGACGGTCACCTAAGTGCATACGTTTTGCCCAGTCACCAGGAATATTAATGTACTTAAGACCATCACGTTCTTCAACAATACCTAAGCGGTCAGGAGAATCGTAAACTGTTTCAATAGTACGTAACTTGCTAGGGTCATCCATAATAATACGTCCCCATTTTTGGGCTACGTCAGCATATGCACCAAAGAATGGGAAGATATATTTTAATGTGTGTGCTGAATCTACACGCTCAGATGTATCATATAGAGTACGACGCATCTCTGCTCGTGCCCATTGGCGTGCTGAATTTTCTAATTTACGCATATACTCTCCAGGAATTGCATCACCTGGATATGATTCCATAGCATTACGAATAGATGCTTCTATACGAGTACGATAAAGGTCTACGAATAGTGGGTTGCGAACCAAGTTTGATTCTGGAATTTCACCCATAAACTTATAAAACTTTTCAAGTGTATTGCTAACAGCGTGAGATATAGCACTTGTTCCATTAGCCATACCAATTTGTGCAGCATTGATATTAGGACGAAGTGCAGTAGATGTTCCAAAGAACTTCTCAATATCTCCTGCTTGAATTGATTTCTTAGCAGCAAGTTCGCGAAGACCTTCAGTTCCCTTAGGGAATAGGCTTTCTATATTGATAGCATTAGCCTCAACGATTGAACGAGCATCACGACCAAGAGCAAGGTTCTTCATAATAACGCGACCTTCATCAGAAGATAGCAACCAACGCTCTACTTCATCAATACTCTTACCTGCAATGAGTTGTGAAGTAATCTTTGAACCACGAATCTGGCGATTGATAACACGTAAATATCCTGATACCCAGTTAGGGTCAGAACCAGCAATTATTACGAAGTCTCCGTTTGTTTCATATGCACGGTTGAGCATCGTATTGCTCTCTGTAAATGTATCGTCTACAATCTTTGCAGCATTCTTAATGAATCGCTCAGAGATTGCTTTGGCTGCTTCAGGCGTTGCGCCTAACGCATCTTGGTACATAACACCATCTACCTGATTAAGTCCCATACCAAATTTGTCTTTGACTTTGCCTGGGTTAATAAGCATCTTGTCAATTTCAGCAATCTGATTATCAATCAAATCAATATTATCTGCAGTAGCACGAGCAGCCATTAGTTCGGCACGCTTGGTTTCCATCTTGACAGTGTTGCTCCACTTGAATACATCGTGGAATGTAGAACCTACAAAGCGATTGGCAATAAGATTATTAGCACCAGTGCTTGCTGACTTCATAATAGCCATTGGACCTACTGTGCCCATAATTCTCATCAAGCCTTCAGTTACGTTACGTACTGGATAACCAACACGAGCAAGAACTTCAAACTTAATCAGTGAATCTAAACCCTGTACAAGTTCACTTCCAACTTCTTGACCACGACGAGTTGTCTTATAGACCTTACCGCCGTTATCAAAACGTGCACCACGTGTGTACTTGTTCAATGAGTTATACATCTGGTCAATATCTAGTGTTGGCAACTGATGAACTAACTGAGTTTCATTTAATGGTAGAGGTGTTATATAAGATGCACCTTCAGCACCAATAATTGGCTTAGTCTTTTTAGCAGCCATCTGTGCGGCCTCTGGAGAACCAGTATATGCACGCTCACGAATTAAGTTCTGTGCGTTAGTACGTCCATCACTGAAGGTTGTCCAAGCCTTCTTAACGGCATCATCGCTGAATCCATACTGACGAGCAATAGTACTAAATACTTCTGCTTCAATCTCCTGATATGCGTTAGCACGGCCAGTATCATCAAGTGCATTTGTATATTTTGCAAACAAAGCATCTTTTCGTTCAACTGTAAATGCAGCCTTTTCCATATCATCTTTAAGTCGTACCAATTGCTCATTAAGATTCTTGTTAAGTGCTGGGTCTTTTACGCCAGCCTTAAGTTGTGTCTCAACATCTCTAATTTTTCCAGCATAAACTGCTTGTTGCTTATCTGCTGCGCCACGTACACGTGACAACATATTATCAACTGTCTGTACAGACTGGTTGTCTTGAAAATCAATCCATCCTTTAGGACGCTTGTAAAAAAATCCAGTAAGAACGCGAGCACCCCAAGGTACTACAGCCCCACTTGCACGAATGTCAAGAAATGTTTGACTACGTGAAAACTCTTGGCGTAAACCTGAAAGAACATCCATCTTAGGAACTACATTAGGGTCTAAGATTGCCTCAGATGCTAGTTGTTTATGAATACGAGCAATTTCATCTTCGTGTTCTACAATAAGTTCTGTAGCCTTTTCAATGTCAGTGCCATTATTAACTAAATCAAATGTACTCTGACCTGTTGCCTTATCTACGCCTTCACCAAGATACTTGGCTGCGGTTACTTCATCCTTAAGAGATGCAACTTTTGATGCAAGTAAACGATTAGTCTCCATAAGACGAGTTGTTGCTTGTGCATCGCCTTGAGCCATATAGATAATGTCAGCCTTAGCCTGGTGGCGTGCTGTCTTATCTGCAATTTTATTTGCTTCAGCAAGAATACTAGAAAATGATGCAGGATTAGAAGACTCACGAATAGCCTTGACTCGGAACAAGTCAGCCTCGTTCATATTATCAGTGCTTTCAAGGAATGAATTAAATGTATTCTTTACTTTAGTAGCCCTGAAGCCAGTCTTTTCTCCAGCCATAATAGCCTTAAGTTCATCTACGCCTTTAACTGCAGTAGAGATTCCCTTATAAGCCTTGACTGCTTTACCTGCAAAAATTGTTGGGTCAATAACAAAGCGAGCAACTACGTCTGTAGTCCAAGAACCAATGCGTCCGACCTGTTGTTCACCAAATGCTTCTTTGCGTTGATTCTTATCAAAGATGTCAAAGTTATTAGCAGCAAAAAGAATATGGTCTTGAATAAATTTATCTGAACCAGATAGTTTTCCACCACTAACAGTCTTTACAATTCCGTTGAATGCATTATCAAATGGATTAATAACATTACCAACTTCACGCATAACTGCTTGTCCAGGTGAGATGTTGCGAGAAGCGTCCCAAGCCTTCTTTACTCCATCAGTATTAAAACCACCCTGCCAAATTGGATTAGTCTTTTCATCAATGGTTAAACCAAATGAGACAGCCTGACTTGTAAAGTTATAAGCCTTCTCCATACCTGCAAAGATTTTTCCCCAGAACCCAGGTTGGTCTGGAGCCTTAGGTGCCTGTGCATTTTGTGCATTGTAAGATGCAACAGCCTCAGCGCGGGTCTTTGGTGGTACTGATATACCCATATCTAATGGCAGAGCCAATGATTGTGGTTTTTTATCAGCGTTGTAATATTTATTAAATGCACCAATAGTGTCAAATGCAGAAGGGTTCGCTAACTTTTGTTTGTCTGCGTAAGCCTTTTGTGCTGCTTCTCTATCGCTCATTAAAGATTAGCCCTCAAAACTCTCACATAATTGCGGAAGGCTTGCGAGGAGTTAGGGCTTTGTGCTGCGACTTCGAGTGCTGGAAGATAAGAAAGCAAACGCTGCTTATCTTCACTCGTGTCACCTGCACCAGGAAGTGTGAGTGCTTCTGGTCCTGCTCCTGGTCCCATAGCGATTCCTGTAGTTACTGGTTCATCTGGTCGTTCTGATGGTGCAGTAATTGGTGTCACTTGCGGAAGGTTGCTTGCCATTGAAATAGGTGATGCTGTTGTCCCAGTTAGTGATGGTGCTTTTGCCATAGGCGCACCAGACTGCTGTTCTGTTAATGCTTGATTTTGTCCATAAGCGAAACCTGTGTAGTCACGTCCTGCTTGTCCGTTACCGCCCATACCATTGACGTTTGCAGGATTGTTTTGAGGTGCAGTCGGGCGCATACCGCCACTGTTCTTATTGCCTGCCATTATTCCTCCTACTTAATTTCTTGTTCAAGAATATGAAATGGAGCCGAAGTTCCATTATTGTTAAGTGCTGCAATTTTCATTGCATCTAATACTGTTACTCCAGCGTGAAGAGCACCTAGTGCGTAATCTCCACCAGAGCCAACTGCATAAAATCCTGTATTATTCATAGCAACTGCAAAGTCACTATCGATTTCAAATAAAGTTCCATTGATTCCAATAAGAAGTTGCAATTCAAACTTATTATCAGAGTCTTCTGAGCCTTTATTAAATTCAATTCCTGCTTCAACTAATGTTGATTTTAATGATGGTGCAACTTTGTTAATTACAAACTCATAAAGATTTTGTTTTGCTTTTGCATTTACAACTGGTGGTTGCCATCCGTGTAATGCAACTTGTAAGGCACGGTAATCTCCAGCACCGCCAATAATATAACTACCACGTTCTACTGCTTTAACCATCTCAGGGTGTGTATAAACTTTTCCACCCTCTGCTACGCGTGAGTCAGACGCTATGACGCAACCATTTGCGGCTTGTACGCCAACGATTGTTGTCATTATCCCCTACCTCTTTATCGTCGCGTAGTTGTTCTTACTGATGCGTTTCCTTGCCCTGTTGCACCACTAAGTGATGAAAGAAGACTCTGAATACTTGGTTGTGCTGCTTGTGCAGGAGCGCCTCCACCCATCATTTCTGGAGAAGGAGCGCCTCCTGCTGGAGCAGCCTCAGGAGCAGGGGACATTTGCTCAACCGATTGTGGCACTCCAGCAGGAGGGACCTGTTGCTGCGGAGCGAATGTGGCTTCAATTGCGTCTTCTAGTGCTTGACCCTTTTGACGAGCCTTGATAACCGCAGCAATTTTACGTACGACTTCAGAGGCATCCTGACCTTGAGTAGCCATTTGTGGAATGGCCTGTGTGTATGCCGTAAGTGAACCAAGGAGTGCACCACGCATATCCTCAATTTCAATCTTTTCTAATTCTTGTGTTACGTTAACTGTAAATGGTAGTTCTCTCATAGCCATATCTCGGCTGATGAGTTTTCCTCCAAGTGCTTGAAGCATAAAGATAAGACCCTGTGCTGG